GGGGACATGCGACGATCAAAAGACTTATAATCTCCAGCAACGACACGGTTCTCTCCAAAGCGATAGATATGTTTCATCAAATCTGTCCACTCAGGAGACATAGGATTAATGGCAACTGCACACTCGAAAAGCTTCTTGTTTGTCTGCATCAAAGCAGACAGAGGCAAGTAATACTTACGAACGAGCATAGTAGCAGCCATGTTACATCCAGCGAACACACGAACCTTCGACTTGGTAGTCGGAGTAGGTTCATCCTTCCGGGCGCCCTTGAAAACAATGTTAACACGGTTTCCTTGGGCAAGTTCGTCTTCGAGACGCATCATCTCCTCTACAATGAGAGGATCGACGTCACGAGGACAAGAGATCCCATCCACAAATCGATCAGAGAGTTCAACGAACTGCTCTTTCGATCCACGGAAGGGAAAGCCTGCAGAAGTCTTAAACGCCATAGCGTTAATACCCTGCACGCCATCAAAACCGGCGAGAATAGCATCCATGGGAAGAACTCCCAAAGAATCATACATCTCGTCAGTCATGCCATCAAAGATCGAATCACGATAATCAATATAAGCTTTGTTCACAGAATCACCCTGGAACATATAAGCAGTATCGACTTTATCAATGATATCGACCTCAAGATGGCGCCGGTGGCCCATTTCACTGGGCTTATCATGAAGCTTCGCAAGACCCATAACTTCAGTAACAGTAGAAGAAATCATACTCGTAACAACTGAAGAAGTGGGTGTTCCGCGAGGAAATCCATGACCGCCAAAGATTTTACACTTGGCGCCGGAAGGCAAATCATTCGTAACGCACTTCTCATGGGGGGCTGACAATTTAATGTCAATACCTCCAATCGAAGAAGGAAAAGGCGCTGAAGAATGAGAAGCCAAAATGGTAGGGGCTTGGTTAAGCTGGTTAATACCGTCAATCAACTGTTGACGAGTAATAAAACCAGCACAACCAAATGAACCCTTACCGGCGAGATGAAAGCCAGGAATAAAAACGTTTCCGTTGTTATTCTCGGCAATCATTGTTGCCATGCACAATCCATTAAAGGTAGTACCAGGGTAGGAGTAAGTCAAAGACTCAAAAGCTCCACCATGGGACGTCCTATTGTAACTGCGCGTAAGCAACATGGGAGGGAAGGTCTTCACCTTTCCGGAATCATTGTAAACCATGGTAGAAAGAAATTTTTTACCACGAGCAATATCATCCGAAAAGTACGAAGTGATATCCTTCTGATCTCCCATCTCGGGGCAGT